GCATTGCAGGTCTAACTTTCCAAAGCAAAACACCATCCTTGTACTCAAACAAGCGGTGTGCTTCTTCTTGTGTCAAGGTCATGTTAGTTTCCTTTAAAAATTAGCAAGCCATCAAAACGCATGGCACACAATATGAGCCATCTGCGTATGTGCAAGTGATGTGGTTTGAAGTTACTTTTGCAACAGTTTTAGAGCGAACAATGTCATCGCCTTGTGGCTTGGCAGTTCCATCACCAGCAGACATGAGCAAGTCGCCACGAACAACAGTTACACCTTGAGCAATGCGGATAATCATGTCACCTGTCATTGCCATGTTAATTTCGTCAACATTGTGGTCTTCATCATGTGACCAGTTAACAAATACACCTGCAACATTTGCATCGCCTTCGGTGTCAGAAACTTTGACTTTGTTTAACTGTTCGTTAGCAACAGGTTGTCCATCTTTGGTGTAGACATTCATCTCATCAAGATTAGACATCACAGTACCTTTGAACAACTCAGGCGTAGTGAGCATCTGCGCCCAACGAGATAAGTGACCGCCATTGTAAGAAACAGTTGTTCCTGATACAGAAATTGTGCCTTCCTCAGTAGAAGCCTGTCTTAAAGAAACCAATGTGCCATCATCAGTTAATCTATTAACAATCAGGCAAACTGCAGCATTTCTAACAATACCAACAGTTCCAGTTGATTCTATTTGTGTACCAGCAACAGTTACATCACTAGCAGTTTTACTAAATAGAAAGTTACCGCTAGAGTCTATTCTGGCTCGTTCTGTAATTGAACTAGTACTTCCACCAGTATAAAAAGCAATACGCGCATTGGTGTCTAATGCGGATATGTCTAAAGAATTAGCACTAACATTTAATCCATATCTTACAGCCGTATCTGAGTACATTGAAAAAGATGGAAGACCAGTAGTTCCACTTTGACCTGCGCTCGAACCAAAATCCATTTTGGAAACAGGCGAACTTGTTCCAATACCTACATTACCCGCTGACGTTATTCTGGCTTTTTCTGTGTTGTTAGTTTTTAGAATTAACGGGTATGGGTCTTGAGTACCAACCTCTGTTCCTGTTGTGCCTTTGTTAAAAATGTCAAACCCAGCAACCCCTGTTTTTGTTAAAACAATTTGTACATTACCAGCATCGCTGACTTGCAACTTTGCGCTAGGCGAACTTGTACCAATGCCCAACCCTGTTGAGGTGAGGCGCATACCTTCTGCCGCACCAACTAGACCAAATTGCATACCATTACTTGCATCAACTTCAATACGGCCTGAGTAAGCAGAATCAGCCGCATTTCTAAATGATACAGAAGATGCACCATCACTTGTGCGACCAACAAGCCACAAAGTGTTGCTAGACGCTGTGTCTTTAACTACCAACTTTCCTGCCGCAGCAGAAGTAGCACCAACAAATAAACTTGTGCCATCAAACTGAAGCGCAGAGCCACTTGTCAGAACCTTTGAACCATTGAGATAGGTTACTCCGTTGGCTGTGCCTCCTGAGAGGGTTACAGAACCAGAGGCACTAATATCTGTCAAACCAGAAATAGCACCTGTATCACTCAAAATGCCAACAGAGTTCTGAAGCAACTTACCTGTGGTTGTGTCAAAACGGGCTAAAGCGTTATCTGTAGAAGATGCAGGGCCAACAACATCACCTGACCCACCGCCACCAGCCGCAGCAATCGTAATTGCACCCGCAGCATTGGTAATTGTGATGTTTGTTCCCGCAGTCAATGTTGCTTTGGTTAGCGTATTGCCTGTTGAGTTACCGATTAACAATTGACCATCTGTGTAAGAGGTCTGTCCTGTACCACCATTGGCAACAGGAAGAGTTCCAGTTACACCAGTAGACAGAGGCAAACCAGTTAGATTGGTTGCAGTACCGCCTGAAGGAGTACCCAAAGCACCACCATTGACCACAACCGCACCAGAAGAGCCTGTATTGACTGCTAGAGCCGTTGCTACACCAGTTCCTAGACCTGACACACCAGTAGAGATTGGAAGCCCTGTAGCGTTCGTTAAAGTTGCGCTAGTAGGTGTACCAAGGATAGGAGTCACCAAAGTAGGTGATGTAGCAAATACGTTTGCACCAGTTCCTGTCTCATCTGTTAAAGCCGCCAAAAGGTTGGCAGAACTAAATGAACCTAAAGATGTTGCATTGCCAACAGAAGTGACTGCACCAGTAAGGTTTGCGTTAGTAGTGACGTTACCCGCAGTCAGACCAGAGGCAGTACCTGTGATGTTTGTGCCAACCAATGCAGATGGTGTTCCCAATGCGGGTGTTACCAATGTTGGGCTTGTTGCAAAAACTAACGAACCTGTGCCAGTTTCATCTGTCACAGCAGAGATTAGATTGGCACTTGAGGGAGTCGCTAGAAAGGTTGCTACGCCTGTTCCAAGCCCTGAAACACCTGTACTGATAGGCAGACCAGTAGCATTGGTTAAAGTGCCACTAGCGGGTGTTCCTAGAACTGGAGTGACTAGAGTTGGGCTTGTGGCAAATACCAATGCGCCAGAACCAGTTTCATCAGTAATCGCAGAAGCTAGATTGGCACTAGAGGGTGTTGCCAAAAGAGTTGCAACGCCAGTACCCAAACCACTTACGCCTGTTGAGATCGGCAGACCTGTAAGGTTAGTTGCCGTACCAGAAGCAGGAGTTCCCAATGCAGGAGTCACCAAAGTAGGACTGTTTGACAGAACAACAGAGCCTGTGCCAGTAGAAGAAGTTACACCAGTACCACCATTTGCTACGGGCAAAGTGCCTGTGATGTCAGAAGTGGAAAGGCTTACTGCATCCCATGTAGCATTTGTGCCATCAGTTTGGAGATACTTGTTTGCGTTACCTGTTTGGGTAGGCAAGAGGTTGTTTAAACCACCTGCGGCTGTAGAAGCACCTGTACCGCCATCAGCAACCGCTAAATCTGTGATGCCAACAATCGTTCCACCAGTAATATTGGCAGCAGAGTTATCTGTTTTAGTGCCAACAGCAGTTTGAATGTTGTTAAACTCTGTATCAATCTCAGTACCCTTAACAATCTTTAAAGGATTGCCAGGTGACAGATTATCTTTACTGGCGAAATTGGTGGTCTTTGTATAATTTGACAAGGTAATTCTCCTTAACCTATTTTGCCATCTTTGGCTTGAATTTCAATCTTTTGTAGAGAAAACGATGTTCCATTTATCGTAGTCTCATATCCAGTCTGGACAATCTTTCCCGCACCAGAAGCATTTGCTGATAGCGTCTTAATTGGCACACCGCTTGTATATTCAGCAATGTTGTACTCAGCAGTGCCATATTCATAACTTGTTTGAGTAGGAATGTAGACGTTTTCAGCACGATAAGAGCCTGAATAATCAAAGCCCCAATTGATAGATAGAAACTGGTTTGAGCCACCAATCACAATGGCAGTCACAGACTTCAGAATGGAAATCTGATTAGGGTTTCCCAAGTCGGCATTGTTTGTGTAGTACGCAAATCGGTACGTTGTTGCGTCATCAAGATAAGTTCCATACTTACCGATATACCCATTCTTACCAATGTACAAGTCGCCATTACGCAAAGAACGTAAAGCAGTTGGTGCAATAGAGTCCCATTTCGTTACACGGGAAGCTCCATCTTGCAAAGATTGCTTGGTATCGAAACAGTAAACTTGGAAAGTAGCGGGTAAAACAAGCAGATAAAAGGCTTCTTTTTCTGAGTAAACAGACTTCAAATTAGCCAATGTTTCGCTTGCCAATGATGAATTTAGGTCAAAACGCACATTCTTTGACAAGTCTCTCAGGGGTGCAGACTTCTCTTGAATAGTCCTCATCAGTGAACGAACACCTGAGTCTGACAAGAAAATAACATCAGAGCCAACGCTTTGAATCGTATCTCTAGCAATACACCCGATAGAGCCAATTGTGTCGCTCAGAACCAAGGATGCGGGTGTTGAAGCACCAGAATAAACAAGAATCTGTCGTTTACCAAAGATAAACAAGAAATCATTGTGAGCTGCCAAGCCCATAATCTCATCTGCACCATTAGGCCACACACGAGAAACATCTAAATTCCCTGAAGTGCCACCACCCCATACATGACCTGCAATCAGATCAGAAAAGGTAACAGTTACTTTGTCAGTAGATGTATTAGCCACCCACAAACGACCAAATGCTGAAATAGCAATGTTTGCTTGAGGAACAGTAGCCACATAACCAGACTTCTCAGAGATTCTGCGATAAGTAGTAGTACTTATTGCGGGGTCATAAATCAGAGGATCGTGACCTGTTTGGAAGAAGTATGCAATCCCATTTAAGGATGCAGTTTGCCAATTAGACGCAGTAATAGTGGGAGCAGTACCGCCACCACCATAGGTCAACTCAGTCACCGCATTAGCAGTACCAAGTTTGAATATTTTGTTGTTGCCAGCAAATAGAACTGTAAGAGTTCCGTCAGTCTGGACTAATTCATGGATTACACCAACATCGTTAGCACCTAAAGCACCAGAGGAAGAGTTAACCCTTGACCAACCTTTTCTAGCACCAATACGACCATACTGATCCAAGATGCAGTTAGTTGCAACCAAAGCAAAGCCAGCCCCTAAATCAAGGGGAGAATCTTCAGTATTCAGGCCATAAAAGCCTGGTGCTGAGAGACTGTAACTTTGAAGTTGTGCTGCCATTAGACCGCCACAAAGTTGTCTTCAGGATAACGAGTGGACTCCAATGCAATAGCATCAGAGAGCATTCCTCTAAACAAGGCATAAGCCTCGGAAGAGTTTGTTCCACCATCTTCACCACGCTCAATCAAAGCACGAGCATAAGCACTTTGAGTCACCAAGTAGTCCAAAACCTTGACAGAAGTGCCATCAGCAGACAAATTAGCCTGTGGGATGGTCAAATCAAATTTAAGCGTATAGACACCATTTGGGATGGGAAACAAATCAACCTTTGTGTCGCCACTGCCATCTACACCACTAAAGCAATATTCAGTAGGAACGCCTTGAACTGGTGTGCCAAAGTTCAAATTGCGGTTCATGTCTGAAACTGCAATGTTGCTTAATAAAATATAGTTTGTCGTATTAAGAGCTTCAGCAATACGAAACTTCTGACCCGCACCTGTCAAAGCATAAGAACTTGTACCAGAAGTAGTACTAACTGTAATTGTTTGTCCTAAGACATTCCAATTATAGGAATCTTCAATCTGACGCTTGGCATCATTGACAAACTTGCCAATCAAAGAAGAATAGGTTGTTTCGCCAACAGTAGAGACTGTGCTTTCACGCAAGCGAACCAACACATCGTTAACAAGTTCTAAGTAGGTCATGTTCGTTGCGCTCCTGATACTTCAAATGTTGCAATAAAACTAAAGGAACTAGCCGCTTCAGTAGTAATTTGAATCCTATCGCCCTCTTCTAAAACGATATAAGCTCCACCATCAAATTGAAGGTATTGCTTTGAAGTTAAGTTGTAAGTAGTAAGAATGTCTAAAGTGGTTGCCGCACTTGCGTCATACCATTGAACAGTAATATGTTTAGTCGAACCACCAGTATTGTGAATGTACATCACAGTAAACTTGGCGTAATAACCCGTAGGAACTGTATAAACAGTTGTCAGCGTTGCGGCTGTTGGGTTAATTCCGACAGATACTGGTCTCACTTCATATTCCTCTTAGAGATCGCTTTAGCCTTAGCTTTAGCGTCTTCCTTGGACGTTGCGCCCCAAGCTCTAAGAGAAAGTAAAAGTCGGGTAGGCTTTCCATCTTTCATCTCAGCGCCAGGCATATTGCCCATTCGTGCTAAAAAGGATGCCCTACGAGGGTTATCTCCCGACTTAACTGGTGGTTTTAAATTCCCACCTGTTTCTGCATTATACGATGCTCTGCCTTTGGCATTCAAGCCCCCCTTGGGGTTTTTTCCTTCTTTTGTTTGCCAAGCAGGACTCTTCATATCTACCTCATCTAAACTTTGCTGTTTTTTTTGCTATTGCTTTAGGTTGGGCAACAAACTGTTTACCAGCCTTTGTGCCTTCACGCTTGGCCTTAGTGGTTGCCGCATACTCTTTAGCCGACAAAGACTTGATAGCCGCCTCGGGTAAATACCTCTCACCCGTTACAGAGGAAGGCTTACCAGACTTAGTGCGCCATTTCTGGTCGCCCCAATCTTTTAAACTCTTTTGAGGGGCTTTCATTTCATCTTTTTAGCGCATTTACCCATAGATTTGCACTTGCTAGGTGTTGGGCAACCAGCGCAAGGCTTAAAGGTTTTAGCAGCTTTGATTTCAATAATACGCATAATTTTCTCCAGTTAAGATTTGTAACCGCCACCCTTGGCTTTGTATTCTTTAGCTAACAGTTGTGCTTTACGGGCAGACCATTCGCCAGGATCACCTCCTGAGCTACCCGCCTTGATCTTCTCAAACAAGGCTTTACGCATTGTAGGTTTGGTGTAAACCTTTGCTTGATTGACCTTAGACTTCATTTCTTCTTGGCCTTTCCCGCCTCGGACAAAGCAATAGCAATGGCCTGTTTTGGATTAGTGACAACCTTTTTATTGGTAGTCAACTTGCCCTTGCCAAACTCAGTCATCACCTTGCTGATCTTCTTTTGGGCTTTAGTTTTCATATCAGTACAAGACCTTTGCGGTGATTGTTCCAGACGTATAAGCGGTGCAGTTGGCTCGCAAATACTTAGGAGCGTTTGCAATAGTAACAATGCCATCAGCAGTCAATGCTGTGCCAATCGTTGCGTAAGTTGTTCCATCCAAACTGCCTTGCAAAGCAACAGTAGCAGTTGTAATACCTGCAACTTGAAGAAATGCAGGTTGACCAGCGTCGGCTTGAACTGCTTTGGATGCACCAGAAGCAGTAACGGCATTAAGAAGGGTAACGGGAGAAGTTAAAGAAGACATTATTTACCTCGTCCAGATTTTTTCATCATGTTAGTAGCAGTACGACCACCACGGGTAGGCATAGCTTTAGGCTTACCAACAGCAATCATAATTGCCAATGGCATACCTTTTTTGGTATCCTTTTTAGCCGCTTTAGGGCTAGAAGTTTTAGTTTTTCCGTACATGGTTTTTCCTATCGAACTAGCTTGGTTGCAATGAAAGAAATGATACCGCCAACAACAGAGGCGATAGCCATTCCAACGAAAAAGCCACCTTTAGACTTGTTTGCCATTTCTAAAAGCGTTTTAATATCTT